CTAATACAGGTTTTGCTAATGAACTATTAATAGTATAATAATTAGCAGTACCATCTCCTTTTCCAGGTTCTCCTATATTACCACCCGGATTTCCAGTAACAGCTCTAAAATTAGTAACTGTAGCTGAAACAGCAGCTATAGCCGTTTCTGTTTCTTCCGTAGCAGCTATAGCAGGTTGTAATTCTATTGTAGGATAGAATTTGTGACTTGTGTCCCACGTTCCACCAGCTCCACCTTTTTCTTCACTACCACCATCTGTACCATCTTGCAAATAAGCTTTGGTAGCTGCTGCGGATACTTTAAAATTAAAAGTGTTTACCGCTGCTGAACCACCTATA